CAGCGCAGCTACCGACAGCATTCCCCGGCACGTAAGTGAAGGGGGTACGGGGATCAAGGATTCCCTGACCAGCGTAGAACAGAGACGGCCCTAATTCAGGGTTGTACTCTTGGGCAGCGTATGGACTCTGCCCAAAAGATACAAGAGGACCGGAAACCGCAGAAATAGCCATAACGGTCTCTCCTTACGAAGTGGGAAACGAGCCAAAGATGGAGCGCCAGTTGTAGTACCCGAAAGAGTAACGCTCATAGCCCTTGACAAGCAGATTGTCTGTAACAAAATCGACCTGCATGTCTGATTCAAACTTGACACGTTCCATGTACGCCAAGCCGTCAATGTTGGTCAGCAGGAACCAAGCGTAGGCCGAGGTCAAAAAGTCGTTGACCATATAGCCATCAGACAGGCCACCAGCCGTCATCATGATCGCGTTCACATCATTGTCGGCAGTGCCGGGGCGCAGTTCCGTCTTTGTCAGGCGGATAGCAACCGGCTCAAGCTGCGGAGGAATGACGAGCTTGCGGCCACGGGCGAAGATCTTCAGACCGGCCTGGTCCTTGAAGTTTGTCCTGATCGCAATCATGTTGTTAAGCAGCGTAGCTTCGTTCAGGTCAACCTGGACGGAGGGCTGATTAGCAACCGTTGTGCCATCAATCGGATGAGAAGAGGAGCAAAGAGCGACACCGTCACCACCGACAGAACCATTATAGGTCTGAGCAGTGTTCAAGACGTTCGCACCGTAGATCTCTTTGGTCTGATGGAAAGATTCAATCAGGCCAAGGTTCGAAGGCATGAACTGGGTCTTGTAGAGGTTATCGTCAATCGCCTTGCGGGTGATCGCGTAGCCGAGAGCAATTTCAGTGTGCTCTTGATTGTACACGAAACGCTCGCCAGCGCTGTTGTCGAAGGCAGTCTGACCGCCTTCAGTCTTCAACTGTGCAAGACCCAAGAAGCGCATTTCCGCAGTGCGCTCAAGCGCCATTTTGGATTCATGCTTGTTGAAAATCTTGTCATACTGAGCAGGGATCTGCTCATACTTGCCTTCTACGCCACGGAGACCGGGGAGCAGAAGGTCCTTAATGGAACTGAGATTGACAGCCATTTTACCTTACTCCCTTAGACGCCATCAGTGGTGCGTGTGCTGGCATAGTTGAAGCCGACGATGATCTGATTGTACGCAGAAGTATAATCAGTACCGTTCGCGCCCGGCGGATCAAGAACAAGTGAGATAACACGGAAAGGAAGAGTCGCCGTGGTAGCAGGAGTTTCAACGTACATGCCAGAAATGCCGGTAGAGGAATTGCCAGTGCCGACATTGAGCTGAATGTTTGCATTGATGGCAGCGATGCCAACCGCAGTGCCGCCCGCCTGAACAAGGAATCTGGCGTTGGGATCATTGATAACATAAGCTTCAATGTCGGGGGCAGTAGACGCGACATCCGAACCCGGCCACCAGTTGGACCAAACGGTGCGCTTCTGAGCAGTTGAAAGATACTTGCAACCGGCAAAAATGCCAGCCACCTGAACAGTCGAGGCAGTTGCCTGACCAATATAGCCGCTCGCAAGCGGGATCACGGCATCGCCAAAATAGATCGGGGTCGTGTTGCTGTAAAGAATACGCATAGCAACTTGCTCATAGGTGGGAGCAGAGCCAGCGCCACTGTACTGACGGAAACCGAAAGGCGCATTGGTATTCGCCATGACGGTGCCTCCTTCTTCAAGGAAGTCCCAATCACTGCGCGCCGGGGCAGCTAGGAACAGGGGAAAATTGACTGTCCGCGCCGGGGGACAGATGAGCCCGCAAGGGGGCTTCGGAGCAAAAATTACAACTATAAATCACAAATGTAAAGGGGCCGGTTTTTAACCAGCCCCTTAAATTGCATATTTTAACTTTCAGGAACCGCAATTGGCTCGTAGCCCTTCTTAATTTGGGGTCGAGCGCTGGGATGATCGCGGGTCAAAGTGCCGTCAGGGGTTGCGTTAAGCTGTTGTTCTTTCACGCGAACTTGGTTTCGAGCCCTAGTTAGCTCGGCGGCACGTGCTTCGTCCGAAATTACACCCGGACGCTGCATGAGAATCATACCATCACGCTCAATTGTCGGGTGATTTCCCTGTAAAGGCATCATTTCGGGATGCCGATAGGTAGGAACAGCCTCCCAGCCCTGCCGGGCAAGCGACACTTGATATGACGGATCTTCCTGACCAAGGAGAAGGCGGCGTTTCCATTCATATTCCCATCCGGGAGGAGCAGGAGGCGCACGAAACTTGTCTTGGCCGTCTTCTGAATCGCCCAAATGGCCGCGAATTTCCGCAGCACGGCGGGCAGCAGCTACTCTGGGGTCTTCTTCACGGATTGAAGGGCGCATAGAGGGACGAGAAACGGTAGAATCCTGCCGAATTTCATCCACTGCGAACCCGGTAGCGTCTTTAATAAACGCTTCAGCAGCATTCTCAACTGGCTGGGAAGTCCGGGGCGGGCGACCGCGACGTTTTGCTGGGGCTGTATCTGACATGGTTATCTCCTTAGTTCAGGCGACCGGAGTCGCGCATTTTGTTTCTGTAGTACTCTTGAGGAGTGATCCCACTGATTCGCGCAGCCTCAACTTCATCTGCCGTCAAACGGATAACCCCTGGACGGTTTGGCGTATCAATTGGCTGACGCGAGACAGGCGCTGATGGAGGCGCAGAACGGCGCTGGGTCGTAGAAGAAGCAGATGACATCACATCATCGACTTCCGGTATCGACTTCCTGCTTCCGCTGATGCCCATCCGGTTCTCTACAAATTGGAAGTAGGCATCAGACTCCGGTGCAATGCCGTAATCCACAGCATCCTCATGAGCGCGCTTCATTACCCGGATAGAGCGGGCATCAGAAACATGATCACGGTTCCGCTGTAGCCATTCCGCAGACCTTGGGGTGACATTGTTGATAAGGTAGTCAACGTCAACCTCATTAGAAGCGGGAGCTTGCGGCTGCAATCTTGGCTGTTGCTTCATTTCCTCAAAGCCGCGCTCAAGTTGGCGCAGATTTGTGATGTTGTTGGCCATGGCTTCCTGCACATTAGCGGCTACATCGTAGTCACCAATGGCCATTGCATCGCGAAGCTGAGACTTCAGGATCTCCTGATCGCGCTTAACAGACTCAATTGCTCCACCTACAAGGTGAAGATTGCTGTCGCTGGCTTCATTATGGAGCATTCTGGCTTGTTCTGAAGCTTGCCTAGCCACGGCTTCAGCTTCCATGCGCGCCCTGCGCTCTTCATCAAGCTTTTTGTTGAGTGCTTTCAAAGCTTTATCAACATCTTTCCCAGATTTGTCATTGTCCGGGGAGTCAGGCTGATCAACAATCTCAACAGCAAGATCGCCGTTGTTTTTTGTCTCAAGCTTAGGCGCGTCATCTAGCTTAAATTCTAATGTCTCTTCTGCTTCTGCCATGGTTTTTCTCCTTACCAGACCTGGTCAGGGTGGCTTATGCGACCCTTGATATTGACATCGTCAATCATGCGACACAGGACATTGTTGACAACAATGCTCCAACCATCAGACGGGCGGAACACGATCCAGTCATCTTCGTTGATTGTGACACCCTTGAACCATTCACCAGACTTGTCCAAGAAGGCTTGCGGACCTGTTTTGATCACCAAACCAACCTTTGACTGGTAACGGTCTTCGTCAGTCGTTTTGTCTGTTAAAATGATGCCACTTCTTGTCTTCTGAGGGCGGATGTAAACCGCCACCAGTATTTGATTATTGAACACCTCAACGTCAGAAATGTCCCCCAAATCTTTCTTCAGGCTCAGTGCCGGATCGGTTTCGTGATCCATCTGCATATACGGCATGCTTAGTCCCCCTATTCCTTGCCATTCACAATGGCTTCTGCATCTTCACAAAGCTCAAGAGCCATGCGAAGTCCTTCGACCCTACCTACTTGGTGTCGGTAGCTCGAAAAGTCAAAACCTTCGATTTGATAAGAGCTTACGAGAGATTCTTTGACCCTCTCGATGTTCTCATTGATCAGTTTCTTCAGTTCATATTGGTAGTAGGCTTGATATGTTGTTTTCATTAACCGCCCCCTAGCAGTTCCCCCTTGTGATCTGGAGGGTGGAGACACGAAGGGGGGTCGTGTCTCCACCCAATTTGCGGCCTAAGCGCGCCTTGGCCGCAAACTCAGTAGTTGCCCTTGCTTATACGGGCAGTCTTAGAGGCGATCTCAGCCTTTTCAAGGCGTCCCTCACCAGTGCCCGCACCGGCATCCATGTCCTTGTAAGAACGATATGCACGGCCACCAGCCTTCCGGGGCATAGGCATGCCAGGAGGGCCAGCAGGACCGGCAGGACCTGGCATGGGGATGGGCATAGGCATAGGCATGGGAGGCCCACCGGACGGCGGCGGCACAGGAATAGGCATGCCACCGGGCATCCCATCCATGCCGGGAGGCGAAGTTGGGCTACCCATGGGATTGCCCATCATGTCACCGGGGCCAGCAGGCTTGCCAGAAGCAATGACGATGTTGATGTTGGTCTTGCCCTTGCCCTTGCTCTTGCCGGTTTTGCCGCCGCGAGCATGGGGATCACGCCCACCGGGCACTACACCGGGGACTTTGCCGGGATAATTGGGGCCGTCAAAAACGCCGCCGCCAGTCTTGCGAGCAGTGCGGCCACCTTTCTTGAAACCATCATCACCGTCACCATCCATGCTGCCGCCCATGTCCTTGCCGGTACGGGCCGAATACTTCACCATCTTCTTGATGAGCGCCTTGTCTTCGGCAACATCCTCATGCTTCTCAGCAGAGCCGCCCTTCTTAAAGCCACTGGCGGACTTAAACCTGTTTACGCCCGGCCTAGATTGGGAAGCCAAAGGTGAAACAGGAACGCCGGAAGTAGCCTTAGCGCGATCCATCATAGCTTGAGCATTACCGATGCTTGCAGGCAGGGGGCCACCGCCCATTTTTTTGGTGCGGCCACCATCTTTTCTCCCTCGAAGAAATTCCGTAGCGTCTCCCTTATCGCCCCTTGATCTAGCGTAATCCATGGTTGCGCCAGCATTTTTGGTAGGGCCTTGCCCACGATTGTCGCCGGGGCGGTATTGTCTCTGTTGATCACGCAGCGCAGTATCAAGGGATTGATAATCTTCGCCTTCTTTCTGGCGCGTACCAGCATAACCGGATGCAGGGCCGCCCAATTCTTTCTTGGTACGGCCACCAGACTTCAAGCCACCAATGTGTTTGTAGCCTTCGCGTTCCTGATTGGCTTCCTTCATGTCCTTGTTGACCATGGAATCAGCCGTCATAGGCTTGTTGCCGCTGCGGACAGACTTGCCCATGTTGGCCGGACCTTTTGCGCCCTGAACCTTACCACCAGACTTGTAAGCGCGACGAGAGATCGGGCGCATGCCGGTCTTCACATTAGCGTTCAACATCTCAGGAGGAGTAAAAGTAGAAGAATCGACCTTTTCCATTGGACGATCACCGCCAAGGCGTTCAGCCTTAGCTTTCATGGCCTTGCGGGCCTGTTTTGCCATGTCAGACATGATGGCTCCTAGCTAGGTTACGGGCGTCCCCGTTGGCGATTTGCCGACTTAGACGTTAACACAAGCGCTTTATCTACAATAGAGCGCCCAGTTGGCTTTTTTGTCTTTGCTTCACGAGAACGGGCAATTTTCAAAGCTTTTTTAACCATGGGGTTTTCTTTTGGCATTTTAGCGCGAACAAAACCGCCCCGTTTTTCGCCCATACCCCCATTTCCATCTCCTTGGCCGCCGCCGCCGCCACCATCATTGCTGCCGCTACCGTCATTGCTAGAACTATCGCTAGTACTGGAACTATCGCTGCTGGTTTCACTGCCGCCCCAACCGCCGCCGTATGATTCGCCGCCTATAGAACCGTCACTAAAACCAGAGTTAGAAGTGTCACTGTTGGTGTTGTTGCTGGCATTGCTGTCGCTATCGCCATCATCGCTATCGCTGTCGCTGTCATCGCCCTCATCGGCTTCGTCGTCGTCTACTGATATCCCCTTAGTTGCAGGGGCGGCTGTAGGTGTACCTACTTGTCCTAATGGAGCGCCAGTAACCGTTCCGGTTAATGCGCCAGTATCTGGGTCTACAGCAGATAAGCTTATCCCAAAAGTGCCGGTTGGAGCAGATGCAGAGCCAGGCGTTGTACCACTTGATGTGCTGCCAGTTGTAGCAGATGATCCAGGCGAACTAGGAGAAGCGCCAGGCGAACTTGGGGCTCCAGTTACATCGCCAGTTTGGGCCGGTCCAGTTCCCGCAGGAGAAGAAACGGCACCAGAATCAACGCTGTTATCAACTTCTGTGTTGGAAGGAGCCGCAGGAGCTGACGGCGCAGAAGGAGCAGAAGGCGCACCGCCCAACGGCCCACCCAGCCCAATGCCGGGATCATTAGATGCTACTTGGGCAGACCCATAACCCGGTGATGTTGAAGGTGTCGCGGCACTACCAGTTCCGCCGGGCGTTCCAGTTCCGGGGCCAATTCCTTGCTGGGCAACTTGCGCCTGCTGCTCTTGCTCAGCTTTTGCGCGAGCCGCCTGTTCCATTCTTGCTTGCGCTTTGGCTAATGGGCCAGCCAAATTATTAACCGTGTAGAAGGTATGGGGCTCACCAACAACAGCGCTGCCTTTTACCGCTCCTTGGCTAGGAGTGTTGTAATTGTATGCAGGCGGAGCTTTGTTAAAGCTTGTGACATTACCGTATGGCGTTCCCTTACCATGGGTTGCCTCGGCCTTGCCGGTCATCAAATCCGTAGCTTTTTGCAAAGACGCCATCGCCGCAGCGCGCTCAATGGGATTTTTAATGCTAGCCGGATTTGTAACAGCTTGGAGAGATGCAGGGCTATAACCTTCATATTGGTTTGGTTTACCAATAACTGTGCCAATAGGCTGACCTGTAGCCAAAGACCTGTTAACGGCGCTCATGCCAGCGCCCAGCGCGTCCCCCTTGCCACGGGTCTCCCCATACATCATGGCTGCCATAGCCAATCTGTCTGCATTAGGATCTTGACCTAAAGTATGGCCTTTGCTTGCCGCATACTGCGCCATTGCGCGATCATGCAAACCTTCGGTTGTTGTACCACGACCAGAGCCAGTAGGGCTGTCTCCACCGCCGCCATCAACTTCATCAGATGCAAAATTTTGCACATTAGACGGGATAGCGCCCGTTGGTTGAGAATCCTTAGATAAAGAATTTATTGCACCCCTGCTTAAGCTCATAAAAGTAGGGCCACCAAACATGCCTGATACAGTACTTAATGGCCCAAGCACTGGAACAAAACCAAAAGCAGCATTGCCAAGAGCGCCTACTGGATCGGCTATAGCGCGATCTAACGGACCAAACCCGGTCTTACCAGACTGAGGCTGACCAGTAGTTAGGTCAATTGTCTCCGGCATAGATGACGGTAGAGATGGAGCTACACCTGTTGGCATGTTCTGGTAAGAAGGCGCAAAGTTGTCCCCACCACCGCTGCCCTCAATGGGCCTACGGATGTTTGTGGTGTCACTAGCAGGAACGTCTGGAGTCTTGTCGGCGGGAGTTGCAGGCGCATCAGGCGTCTGGGTATTAGACTGGCTAGGACCCGCCAAAGGCGCAATTGTCGGGAGCGGAAGCTTTTTGCGAGCTTCCAAATCCCCCAACAATTGATTGTAAGCTTCCTGACCATAGTTGGGTCCACCAAGAGCGTAGCGCTTGCGCTTTACCTGTTTGGCAATGCGCAGCGCTTCGCTAATGGAGGACGACTTCTTCATAGTCAAACCCTCAATTGCCGCGAGTTAGAAGATGATGGATGATCTCAAGAGCTTTGTGAACCGAGTCAGGCTTAGCGTTAGCAGACCCGCCCCGTTTCATGCCCTGCTCATTAAGCTTGGTAAGATCAAAGCTTGGCGCATCTCTATGGGTAGCCGCATACTGACGCTCTGCGCGCATGTATGCGCCTGCATCTTCAGGATTATCCAGAAACCTCTGGTAAAGCTCACGTGTTGATACGGGGTTGTTAAAAAGCCGCGATAACAATCCCCTTTCACCAGAAGGAGATGCGGAGCTAGACGCAGCTGACTGCGATGCCGCAGCGCGAGAAGCCGCAGCCTCACGAGCCAAGCGGCTATCCATTTCAGCATTTTTTTTGCGGGCAGCTTGCATGTTTGAAATGAGGTTGTTCATGCCTTCAACATTTGTTGGATAGGCAATAGCAGAGCCGCGCCCGGAGCCAACAGGACCCTGCTCAAATTCTTGCCTGCCGCGAACCATGTCAATTGCGGCTTGACGGCCCGCCTCAGGGCCATAAGCAGCATCAATTGCAGATGCCGTAGCGCGCCTTGTGCCAAGGGTTTCAGCGGGCGTCCCAACAAAATATCTGCCGCGACGGTTGTCGTTAATGTCAGGGGTTGGACCCATGAAATAAGCCAAGCGGTCATCACCGGAAGCCATTCTCAACCTGTCATCCTCAGAAGCGGCAACCGCCGGGGCGGCACCGCCGGGTGCTGCGGAAGCAGGAGCATTATTGTTGCCAGCGTAGTTATAAAGAGCGCCCGCACCAGCGCCGCCAGCAAGAGCCAATGGCATACCGTATTTAAGCAGCGGAGAAATGCCGCCCACAGCCGCAGGGTCTGCCGCCTTGGCGCTAGCATAGCGATACCAGTCGCCGGGAGCTTGGGGACCAGCAAAGGATTCCCCAACCAGCTTAGGCCCGCTGCCAGGTACTTCTGCAAAATAGGTTGGGCCAGTAGCCATAGACCGCCCTTCGGCCTGCATAACAGTCGGTGCGCCAAAGTGTTTGTCTACAATGCTCTGCAACTGGCGCGTCTGTGCAGGAACAACTGCCGTCCCCGGCTGGCGATGGTACTGGCCGGGCAATGCCCCCATGCCGTCATCAGTGGCTTGCGCCCTTTGCCGAGCCAAAAACAACGCTTCATCCCTGTCTGACAGGGCTCTTGCATTCCTCATGGCATCAGGAGCAATTCCACCTTCAGCAATCATGTCGGCAATGCGCTGTTCTTGCGCAAGCCGCTCATTAGCAAACCTTGGGGCATTGCTGACCGGCAGCTTGCCTTCGGTATTCATGGTTGGGATGCCGCCGGGATCGGATACAACATCACGGCGCATGTTCATCCCTTCTCGTGGGACATACATCTCGTCTATTTCTGGACGCCTAGCGGATTCGCGCCCTTCCATCTGGTAACGGGTAGGCGGTCCAGCGCGTTCGCCTGGCTGCCTGATATCGCGCATGGTGTAGCGTTGTTCAGGGCGAATGTACCCAATTTGCGGTGCATCACGCAGGGGGCCGCCCATAGGGATTACATCAGGAGTAGACATAGGTTCCCTAGCAATGGGCGCTCTGGGCTCAGCAGCAGGCATAGGCGGCGGCAGGGCGCGCATCCCACCGGGGGCAGGCTTGGGCATAGCGCGCGTACCGCCAGCAAGGCGATTGGCGTTAACGGCACCACTGATTAAACCGCCCAAACCCGGAGGCGCAAGCATGGCGGCAGATCCAATGGCCCCAGCCAAATCTTCGTAATCCTCAAGACCATTACGCATGAATCCGCGATATCTTAGGTCTTCTTCCGGAATGTAAAGGCGGCGGGCAAGGTCTCTTGCAGAAATGTCGCGACGATCAGCCATCACAGTTCTCCGGTCTGGGTTCCGTCTAGGGTAGGCTCATTCCCTTCTAGACGTTGGAGCATTTCAGGGTCAATAACCGACTGGGCTATCTCAAGCCCATCAGGATTGCGCATCAACTCTTCCGCCAGCTTGATGGCTGCAAGGCGCTCGCGGCTTTCACGGTCACGCTTGCGGTTGACGGCGTCAAACATAGTGTCTTTCTCGCGCTGCTGGATCTCCATGCGCTGTGTATCAATCTGAGCCATTTTGGATGGGTCGCCTTGGTCGCGCTGCATCTCCATCTGGAGGCGCAAATGGTCAAGCTCAAGGCGGTCCTGCGCTTCCTTGGCGCGCGTCTGACTGTCCATCATGCGGGCATCAGCATTGCTCTTGTCGTTCTGAGCCTTAGCCATAGCCTGCATCAGCTCCGGCGGCGGCTTACCCTGCGCAGACTTGGGTATCATGAACTGCGACGGGTTAGACCAGCCCAGAGCCTGCAACGCAGCCGTATCAACCGCAATCGGGTCGTACAGGGACGGGTTAGAAGCCACCAACTGCTTGAGCGCCAGCACTTTCATTAGGCGCTGGGTCTGGCTTGACGTATTGGGATCTGCCTGCGGGACAAAATAGTAATTGTCCAAAGCGTCCGTAAACGTCTTTTCATCCCATGGATAGGCGGGCCTGCGGCGCTTGATCCAGAAGCTCTCAGGATGTTCACGGAAGCACTCCACCAGCATCTCAAACTCTTCCGATTGAGACGCATGCATGCGCTTATGGACCGAGTTTAAAACCTTCTGGGCCTGCTCAATCATGGCTAGGGTTGTACCAACAGGAGCATCAGCCTTGCCCTCGGTTACCATGACCTCAGAAGTTCCGCCAACACGCATGCCGGTGTCAGACATCTGGGTGACAAGGTTCATA